GTTGAATGCTTGAGAAGCATACTCAAGGTTTCTAAGTTTAACTCTATTCTTTAATATTCCCTTTACATTAAAATCTAAATGAGTTACTATTGCAAGGTCAAGTGCTCTTGCATTTGATGGTGGATAAATAATCATATTATTAACTACTTCATACTTTGTGTTAATCCAGTTTTCTCCTGGAACAACAAAAGAATCATTTGATGGTTTTTCGCTGTTAATAAAATTTGATTCTGGCAGGTTTGTACCATTTTTAATATATTGAAAAGTAATATACGATTTTACTAAAGCATTTGACGTGTCATACTTATAGTTTTTGTACGCTCTATTTTTTAAATCATCATAGTTTAAATAACCAGTAAACAACTGATTATCTAGTGATGAATATGTTCTTTGTGTTGGAATGTTATACTCATCATATAGTTCTTTGTAAGTCCAAGAGCCAGTTTGTTCTTCTTCAACAAATACAGATGGCGCTGGGTAATTAATGTTAAATTGAATTAAATCTAAGTCATATAACTCTTTGCCTTTTTCGTCTTTGATATATTGAGCAAAATATGTAAGAGGAATGTAGTCTTCCCAATAGCCCTGAACGTCAATATCTAATGTGTAATTTTCAAAATATGAAGATGGAGATAGAGTATAACTTGCTGTGTGCTCTTGAAATCCTTCTATTGAGTAAGAGTTTACTCCTCCTGAATCAATAATTTCATCCCATTCTGCAGGATTAGTTCCAAAATAGTTATCTGTTGAATTGTATTCTACGTCAACTGTATCTGCATACAGATAAAAAACGTTTTCACCACTTATAGGAATTCCTCTTTCATTAAACAAGTGCTCAATTTTTTTATGATTTCTTGCTGTACAAAAACCAACTTTATAAATTTTTCCAGAAAAAGTTTCTGTGAGGTCTGACTTTCCGCCTATATAAAACTTAAGGGTGTTTGCGTTACCAAAGAATGATGCAACATTTCCTCCAAAGTATTTAGAAACTTTTTCTATGTCTAGCCCTGCAGAAAATATCTCATTTACAGTAATCCCAGCAAGTGCATTTTCGTCATACCATGAAAATGTTGCAAGCGTTGTTGGCTCAACTGAGCCATACTTTAAACTATATACAACATCGCTATTGACTGTAGATATCTCAAAGTAGTCTGAAGAATTTTGAGACTCTATCCTAAAAAGTATTTGCTTTGTTGTTGGCTCTTGCAAAAATTTAAACGATCCGTAGAACGAACTAATCTTTTGATTTAAAAAGTTTAAGTTATCAAAATACATATATCCATTTTGCACTGGGCTAAAAGAAAAGAATTTCTCACTTTCATTTTGCATTGTTTGTAGTTGAGAATATAAACCGTCAATATTAGATGACCCTAAAACTATTTCTGGCAATGAATATTCTGGTGTGCAAAGCATATTGTTTTCTACAGAAAGGTTATCAACTACTGCCTGACTCCACTTTCCAATGTTTGGATAAGAGTAGTTGTTTGTATAATCTGCAAAGGGATAGTCTATGTAAACTGATGATCCACTATATGCCTGATTAATTCCCTCTGGAAATTCAACACCTTGTCCGTATATAAATCTTTTCTTTGCTAATACTAGAGGTACTTGATACGTATAAATTGCAACGCAATCAAGTTCTACTGGGGATACATCTTCGTATGCATAAAACCCAATCCAGTCTTGATCTTTTTCAAAAGAATTAAGTTTTGAAGGTAGTTGTAGTTCTGAAGTTATATAGTTAAGAGATATAACTTCTTCGCCATTTATGAGCATAGATGCATAGTTTTCTGAAATGCGAACATGCATCAACATTGGTCTTGTCCATTCGCCAACATAATAAGAGCCAGAACTACTTCCAATCTTTAAAGTAAGAAATGGCCCGTCAACATAAACACCATCATCAGAACTAATTGGACCAATAATTCTTTTAATGGTCGATGAGTCAGAGTTGATTCTAAGCCAAGCCTCCAATGTATACTCTTTGTATTGGCCTACCTCAGATAAAAATCCTAAGCCTGGAATAATTAAAGAAGGATCTCCATTGTTTGGTAAAAGTTTTGTAAGGTTTGATGCTCCATATACAAGTGGAATACCAGTGTTCTTTGCCATAAGACTATTGTCTTTAACTAAATAATATCCTTTATTGTTTTGTAATCCATAGGCGTTTGCTTCAATTCCAAAATATGGACTTAATGCTATATCTGATGGTATTGATATTTTTTGAACACCCAAAGATGATGAGTTAAACTCTTCACACCATTGGCCAGCGGTAATGCCATTAACAAGAAATTCGTAATCGTCTACGCTTGATGCACCACCAATATAATTGATCTTTAATACAATTCTAAACTCTGTATTATCTTCTGGAATATCAAATGTTTCAGAGATAAAAAACCACTTGTCTTTAACCGATGTTGTATAAGACTTAAGTCTTTGAATCGTGCTTCCTGAAGTTGTGTCATAGTATTCATAACCAATTTCAAAACTAGAGGCATAGGCACTTATTGAGTTAAAAAATGCACCTACTGAGAATGTAGACAAAGTATCGTTTAAAGATGAAAAGTTAACTATATTATTGCTTATACAAGTAATTTGTCCAAAGTCATTCTCTGTAAGAATTCCTGTAATTTTTGTTGTTTGACTGTCTATAAATGGCTCGTCAGTAGTAGCATGATTGACCGCAGTTCCATTGGTTATTGTCCAAGAGGTTACATCTCTATCAGACTCATCAATTAAACTAATATAATCTGCAACGTCATCCAATGCCCAAAGAGCAATGGGATGTTCTGCATATATTTTTTCTGCATATAGGTTTGATGAACTAGACATTATAAGTCTATTTTACCACAGAAGGCTACTTATTTATTTTAATTTCACAGTAGTCAGTGGTGCAGTACATTTCTCCTTGAGCCTCAAGATTTTCTGCTCCGTCATAGATAGCAGAAAAATCAATGTGCTTTAACTTGCCAATATATGACTCATACTGCTCTTCAGTAATCTGAGTATATGGCTGTTGCGGATATGTGTGATTTCCCATTGGTAGGAACGAAACTGCCTTTAATTGTCCCTCGTACATATGCAGCGCTGGAACAACATGCTTTGACTCTGTTTCCTTGTCAAATGAAAGAGTTACAGAAACACCATTATCAGACCAGTACTTTTGAGCAGTTGCAGCAAGGGCAATCTTTTCAAATAGTGTTACATCCTTTTCAGATCTTGGATGACCTGACTTAATTGGGAAGTAAACTACTGATGTATTTGCTGACACTACGTCATCTTCAATTGTGTACCCCGCTGCTTTGAACAAATGCATCATTGGATCTGTATTTCCAAATCGAACTGCACGAAGGAAGAAGTTTCCTCCAGGTCCCCAGTGAACTCCAGGAGTTGCCCCAGAAAGAATTGAAACTGATCCTGATGGCTTAACTGTTGTTACACGAATTGATTCACGAACACATAGCCATTCTGAATACTGGTGGTCATAGTGACGAATCTTGTTGTATCCTTCATCCATCCACTCACGAACAATTGGCAAACCCTTTTGATCTGCAAATGATGCAATACCTGTTAGTGATGTACCAATACGACGATTGCGTTGCATGATACCGTTTGTTTGTGGCCAGTGTGTTGGAACAAGTGTAACAGTCTTTCCATAAAGGTATGCGAACTTCAGGGTACGCAGGAAGTCTTCCTTAGATTCATGACGATTCAAGTGCACTTCTACAAGTGTACATAATTCGTATGATTCCAATGGCTGCTCCGCACATGGGTTAAATCCCATCACACGATAATCCTTACCGTCTGGCGCATCCTTTAGTCGTCCATAATTACGAGCAACATCAAGCCAGATAAAACCTGGTTCTCCGTTTTCAGTAATTAAATCTACATAGTCTTCGTACTTTGTTCCTACTTCTGCTGAAATAGAATTATTAGACATCCAAGCCCAACCTGGATTTTCTGGGTCAAATGAGTTACGCTCTGGGAACATCTCTGAGTTCTTTAGGTTCATAAATGTTTCATCCCCTGCAGTACCCAAAGCGAGTGTTGCTGATCTACGGACATTGCCTGATACCACGCAGGTACCAATTAGGTTAACCAAGTCTACGATGGCACGAGAGTCTAGCGTTTCTCCGCCTCTGGAGCCTATTACACGGTCTATCTGGTCGTGTAACTTGATAAGAGGTGCAGGTCCTGATGCAACGCCTCCAAAGCCTTTAATGGGTGCTCCAAGAGGCCTAATCAAATCATAGTTAAACTTTTGGATGCTCTGGTTTGCTCTAAGGTATGAATTGATAAGAAGTCTGACTGACTCTACCCAGCCTTCACGAGTGTCTGGAATTTCGAACACCTGTTCTGGTTCTGTTGGGGTATAGATTGAGAAATTCTTATCCTGTCCCACTGTATCAAACCCTACACCAATACCAAGCATCAGTGCATCCATCACCCAAGCAAATAGTGCTCCTGGATCATTCTTGTCAAGATCCTTTGTTGAAACCATTGCACAGTTTTGTAGTGCTGCAGAGTTCTTTTTCTCCATGGTCATAGGAGTTCCAAATGCCCACATGCCTCGTCCTGGTGGTGTCCACTTCAATTCAAACATTCTTTGAAATGCTTCTTGTGCAGACTTCTGAGCCTTGTAGTCATTCCATGGTAGACGATTTTCTTTAGCATGATTCTTTTGTACTGAATACATACCCTCGATTACACGACGACAAACTTCGTGCCATCTTTCTTTAGTTCCATCTTCCTTCATTCGAGAATATGTACGAATAAAAGTAATTTCTCCAAGTGAGTTTTCTGCTGCATCTTTAAAACCAAACGGGCTCTCTTGTGCTTTATACTTTTCTACAAAGTCCTCTGGAAGTTTAAAACTAAAAAAATCTGACATAATGCGTATCGTCCTTTCAAAAACGGAATAGTGTTAAGTATAGCAGAGTTTTCAAAAAAGTAAAACTCTACCTAAATATGTTGTTTAGGTTTATTGTTTAGTGGATCCAGTGCTGAGGAACCATTATCTTTTCACCACTTTTTACTAAGTGAGCAGTGTGATGATATGGTGGTGATGGAGGGAAAACAATAATACTTCCTGCTTTTGGCTTTACTGCAAATGTATAATTTGTGTCTTTTTCTGCAAGATCAAAATCTGACGGAGGTCTTGCTCCTGTTAATATTCCTCCTGGAGAAGCAATTGTAAAAGATATCTCTCCACCTTCGTAGTCATCGTTAAGATACATTACAAAAGAAACCTTAAGTCTTTCATCACCCTCTTGCTGATCAAAGTGTGCGCCCATAAATGTTCCTGGCTGATACTTCTTAATTGGATACTGAGGAAATAACTTTGGCTCATCTGTAATCCCTTGAGCCTTTGCATAATCTCTTGCAACATCGTCAAATGCTTTTTCTAAAGTCTTATAGATATAGTCATTTCCCTCTGAAGGAGCAATTGTCTTGTCGGTTCCATACACGTAGTGCTGACCACTACAAGCCATCCACTCTCCCCACTCATCTTTATTATCATTTTCAATTGCGTCAACAAGTTTCTTTGGGTCTTCAATTACGTTTGTGTAATAATAAACCTTCTCTTCAAGTATTTCTCTATCCATAGTATTTCTCCTTAGTATTTATTATTTTCATACCAACCTCTAACTTTTATAAATCCAACAGTTACATATCTTATTGGACTATTTTTTCCTACAGGTCTTACACCATGCTCATATTCTTCTGTTCCTGGAAAAATAAGCAATGTCTTTGGTGCTGGTCTCAAATCAGATTCTGATTTGTTTTCAAAGAATAATGTTCCATCTTTATAGTCATCATTAATGTACAAGATAGCAGCATATCTTATTGATGGGTCAGTGTGCTGGTCTGTATGAGACTTTAGTTCAACTCCTTCTTGCATTCTTTGCAATGTTCCAAACCCAGCAAGTTCTAGAGATGGATCTGAAAGAGCAATTAAATTACCAAGTCTTCTTTGTAGAGTAACAGTGATTGGCTCATGAACAATGTTCAGGTTCTTGTCTTGCCATCCTTGAGTAATCTCAAACTTGCCTTCAGCAACCAGATTGTCAACGTCGTCTCTTCCAAATTTTTCCATGCAGAATCTAGCAAGATTTTTTGTATATTCTATGCCCCAGTCTGCTTCTGTAGCGTTATTGATTATTTGCCAAATTGTTTCTAACTCTTCATCCGATATAAAGTTTTTAATAGCAAGAACTTGGTCGTGCCAAACCTCTATCTCATAATTAGCATCCACAAATTCTTTCTCTAAGAAAATTTCCATTTTAGTCTCCAACCTTATACTTGTTGCCATTTTTATCTAATTTGTATCCTTGTTTTAATAACTCTTGCCATTCTGCTCTTTCAATTTCTTGCTTTGCCCTTGTCTCTTTCATCTCTGCTGCCCAAGCGTCTCGTACTTCTTGTGGGTAATCAGATTCTTCCCTATCGTCCCAGAAAGATCCTATGGTATATCTTACTCCGCTTTCTATTAAGGAGACTTCGTGCATATTATTAAATCCCCCGTCAAAAACAGCAAGCATTCCTACCTGTGGTTTAATCTCTATGCTTTGATCTGGAAACCTAAGAAGCCCACCTTCAAAATCATCATTAAGATATAAGAATCCAGCGTAGCGACTTCTTGTAAATGCTCCAGAGTTTCCGTGCTCATCCGTGTTATCTGAGTGAATTCTTGCATAGGCTCCTGGCTCCCACTTTTGTGTGTGATACCCAATCTTAGATATAATCTTTGGATCAAGATCGTGAACTGATGCTATTGCCTCTGGCATCATTTTTTCAATGTCTGAAAAGATTGTTGGGATAAGGCCAGCATCTAACACTTCTTGATCGTTGTCTTGTGGAAGGACAGAAGAGTATGACTCATAAAAAGATATTGGCATCCATGAAATCTTTCCATTGTCTGCTTGTGCATCAAGGGCCTGTATCATTTTTTGACAATCTTCTTTACTTATAAAGTTTTCATAAACAACAATATCTTTTGTTATTCTTTTTTTATTATTTAAATTCATTTTATTCTGTTTACCTCTCCTGCACTTTTTCTTGGCGGAATGCCAGCCCAAAAGTTTTTTATAATTTCTGTTTGCATTTCTTGCCACACTTCTTTTCCAAAATCATTTTCTTTGTCAATCCATTCTTGAGAAGCATCTTCGTACTTCATCCAGTACATTCTGGCAATATACTTATTTTCTTTTCTTGGAACCATAACCCCGTGTAGGTAAACTTTGCCATCCTTAGTTAGTATGTCTGGGTGACCTGAAGGAAAAACTAAAACGTCTCCAGCCTCTGGCTTATACATATAAGCATCTTTGCCAACAACAAAATCAATTTCTCCTCCCTCATAATCATCATTAAAGTATGTTAATGCCGTTATTACAAACTTGTTTCCTGGGCTTTTAATTGGCTCTCTTACATAATCAGAGTGGTAGACCAATCCTATGGAGTCTTCAATGTCTGTTCTATATCTTGCAATTGAAGGCCCATTACTAGTCCAAAGTTTACGAGTTGCACCATCGTGATCTTTTACTAATGCTTCCTCATCAAACTCAACATTATGTTTGGCTATATAATCTTTTGTTGCTAAATGAAAATTTTTAAAAACTTCTAAAATTGCAAGTTTTTGTTCTTCTTGTTTTGGGCTTGCAGTTTCTACTTCTTTTTCTATGTAATCCATAGTCATCGTGTGTGGATGATCTTTAAATAAAGGATTAATGTATTGACCAAAAGAAGCCCACTGGGTCCATGGACTAAACAAGCCTTCTTCGTCTTCTTCTTTTAACAAAGATGTTGTTTTAGATATATCTTTAAAAAGATTTTTATATACAAATATATTTGGATATATCTCAATATGCTCTACAGGCTGTGTTGTCATGGTTGTCTTTCTCCTGTGTGCTTTGTTATCTCCCAAAAGAAAGGACAGGTGTATCTAATACCACTTTTAATTTCTGTTACTCCGTGAATATAATTTTTATCCCCTGGGAAAAAATATGCTGCACCCTTTTTAGGCTTAAACTGAATTCCTTGTAATGGGAAATATAGTTCTCCACCTTCATAGTCTTCATTTAAATAAAACAGACTTGAAAGATCGTAGTTTGGAAAATCATTTGGAAGACCTGCATCTGGTCCTTCATGAAGTTCTTTATCTGCATGCGGATTTTGCAACTGTCCTGGTAGCCATCTAACAATTGTAGGTCCTGTAGGTATAACTTCTACCTTGTAAAAATCTTCAACAATCGGCTTTAGTCTTTCAAATAGTCCTGCAACAACTGGGGCTATTTCTGGATTGTTTTTATTTAAAGTAGGATATGTTGCTACTCTGTCTTTCCAATAATTAGAATCATAAACAACAGTTCCATTTTCATTAACGTGGCTTTCTGTTACATCCCAAATTGTTAAAGACTTTGCAGCCTTTTCTAAAAAGTCCATCTCTTCTTGAGTCATAAAATTTTCTAACTCAACAATCATATCTTTGCTATTGCCAAACCACCCAGAAGGTGTCATAGAAGGCTTTCTAACAACAACAGATGCTTCTGATTTATCCATAATTTGATTATATCATAGGGTTTATACCCTATAATTCCCTCTCAATCTCTAGTTGTTTTAAAAACCTTTCTGGATTGAATCTCCAGTTATCTTTTGCAAAAGAAGTGACAATTTTAATGCAGACATTCTCATAGTCTTCCTTGTCTAACTTATCCTTCAAAGAGTGCAATGCTTCAACTGTATCTATATAGTTTTGCCTTACAAATGATGGATCTCCTGCGTGGTTTCTTTTTAAAACCTTTGTATTTATTTTTCCAGATGGCTCATACATAGATACAGTTAAATAGTCTTTTGCAAAGCCAGCATCTTGATACATTTCATATCCTTCGTTAGCCTGCTTTTCATTATCAAAAGATATTATTGATCTAACTGGAGACTCTCCATCTCTTGAGACTGTAATTATATAATGACTAATTTTTCCATCTTTTGCATTTTGAATATAGTTATTTACCATATCATCATGGTTTGGCCTTGTGTCGTTCATTGTGCACCAGTATTATCATTAACGTAAAGTTTTAATGTTTTTGTTTCATGCTGTCCTCGTGTTTTTCCATTTTCATCAACAGCATCTCTATACCAATCAGTCCATTGCCCAGAAGAGTTTAGCACTTGTGCTGCTTCTCCATAGGCAATATTGGACTCTGTTCTAGACCTGTCTTCATCTTTATAATTAACAATTTCTATAGCACTATTATTTAAATTAGTCAAAGATATTGGAATGATTGTTGCTAATGGCGTTCCAGCCTTTATTGTTACTTCTTTATTTGCTGATTTTGCCTTAATCGCTAAAGGAAGCGGATTATCAAAAAAGGAAGTGCTAATTAGATTTGACATTGTCTCAAAATCTTCATTAAAATAGTTTACTGGATTTATGCTAAGTATGCTTACTTCTTGTTCAGTTTTAAAAACTAACCCAGTGTTAAGGCTAAGAGAAGATTGCCCTCTTCCAGTATAAGACCCTTCTGGTGCAGAAACAATCTTAATGTGGTCTTGTGTTTGGTCATTTATCCCATCCCAGATAAAAGAAATATCCTCTAAGCATGAAAGACTCCATCCAATAACATTTGCTTGTGTTACAGGAAAACATCTATATGCATGATTTTCTGATGTAGCATCCATCCAATCTCTTTTGATAGACATGGGAGAAATTACAAAAGAGTTGCCAGGCATCTTCTCAACTGAGATGTTGATCACTATTCTTTATCCCACTTTGGGTCATACATATCTGGTGTATGGTACTTCTTGCTGTAGTCAAGCATAGTAACAATTGAATACTTTGTTCCAGAGTGTACTGGCATTGCTTGATGAGGATACATGAAGTTTGATGGGAAAATGTAAAGATCTCCAGCCTTTGGCTTGATATTCAGACCTTGCAGTCTAAAATACAACTCTCCACCCTCATAGTCATCATTAACATATGCAACAAGTGAGACCGTGCAATTGTATGAGTATCCGTGATCGTGGTGTTCTTTAAAGTGTTGACCTGGACCATACTTAATAAAATTAAAGGCTTCCCAATATTTTAATGGCATAATATTGTAATCTCTTCTGTAATCTTCTACAGCAGCAGCCTGTGCGTCATATATATCTTGCCATAAAGATTGTAGTTTTAGCGACTCTTCGCTTTTGTCTAATTCTATGTCACTTTTCTTAAATTTAAAATCTACGCAGTCTCTATAGTCTGGCATCAATTGTTGATATCCTACGTATGCTGGCATCCAATGGTATCTTTTGCCTTCTGCTGATAATTCTCCATACCCAGCAACAGAGCCAAGAGCATTTTCAAGTCTGTTTATTACATCAAACTCGTTTTTTATAACGTTTCTGTAACACACAATTCCATTTCCAAGAATTTCTTTTTCTGTCCAAGTTTGCATTTTGTTTCCTATCTATACTCTCGTCTTGACCATACTTTATTTTTATATACCCCGCCATCTGGTTGACGGTAAAAGTTTGCGTTATCTACCATTTTACCATACATATCAGATTGACTTAAAATTTCTATTTCGTGTTCCCAGTTTTCTCTTTTAAATGGCAGCACCTGAAGATATGGAGTTCCTGCTGGGATTGTTCCTTCCCATCCATCTGCAATAAAAAATGGAAAACTTCCAAGAAGATGCACCTTGTCGCTGTCAACAATTCCAGTAGTGTTCATAAATGGAAGATCAAATCTGTTCATTGGTGTCATAAACAGAGCACTATAACCTTCTGGCAACTCTAGCCCCCAGTCAGAACTCCAAGCAAAATGATGTGTATAAAATCCTTTTGGATGTTCAAACTGTGGCATTGGTGGTCTCTGGGTGCAAAAGTCTTTATACTTAGGATCAGCGACTGTTACATTAATTACTCCGTAAGAATTTTTGGCAAATGTTAGATCGCATGGGGTTTTAAACACATACCCTGTTGAAAAAGCATCCATGATTGCTGGGCAGGCTTTCCAGGTTGGAATCTTTCCGTAATCATCTGTTGTTCCTTCTTTAGGAAATGGACAAACCTCTTTTGGGGCCTTGTAGTATTCTCCATTTGGCATTTTTGCAAATCTGTCTGCATCCTTATACCAATCTGGAATTTCTTTTTGTGTTGGAACAGGAACAGAAACGCTATCTTTATTTAGCCATGGTCTGAATGATCGGAAAATAGCAACAAGAGACACTACTTGTGTCCCAGTTCATTAATGTCTGTCATTACGACAACACAATATTTTGCTCCCTCTTTCATTGGTAAGGATGCATGCTCATAGATATAGTTAGATGGGCAAATTAATATATCTCCTACCTTTGGAGTATGAGTATATCCGTCAAGTCGTGGGAACCTAATTTCTCCACCTTCATAGTCTTCATTTATATATATTACTGCGGATACAGTGCAGTTGTACATTGGACCGTGATCTGCATGAATATTAAAGTGAGTTCCTTCTCCTTCGTATTTTACAAAGTTAAATGCTTCATAGTATACAACATTTATTCCCCAGTACCTGGCATAGTCATCAACACAAAACTTTAACTTTTGATAGATCTCTTCATGCAAGTCAATAAGTTCGGCATTATGCTCATCTCTTGGTCCCAAGTTTTCTTGCTTAAATCTAAAGTCTACAGCGTCTCTAGCCTTCTTAATTGGCACATCTGAATTAGTTACTTTTGCCTCTGACCATTTGTATTTGCCATTTCCACCCAAATTAGACTCTAATGTTTTTATATATCTTTCGGAATCTTCTTTTGAAAACACATTTCTGTACAGATTAATTCCTAATGCTGGATTTTCAACCAGTATGTTATTCCCAATAGTTTTTGATGGATACCTATTTAAGGCTGTTTCAGACCTATCTTTTGTAAACCACACATTGTTATTTTCATCATACATTTTAAAACCCTTTTCTATTTGTATAGTTTAAAAATTAAACTTCTGTAAATCTTGAGCCATCCCAGCCATGAGTTTCACCTGCAGCAACTGCTTGGTCTGCTGGAACCTTAACCAAAATAACTTCTCCTTGAAATCTTTCAGACATAAAATCTGACAGAACAGAAGAATTGCTTAAAACAAAATTTGCAATTATTACATTGTCAGAAAGTAAAGAAAATCTTTTATTCTCATCCCAGATATCAAGTACTACAGAATCTTCAGGTCGATTAACTCCTCCAGAAAATGAAACTCCATCCCAAGTAGATCCAAGTCTTGCGCTATCTCTAAAAGATGTAGTCTCCATTCCAAATGGAGGCGGAGTTTTTGCTACAGCACTTTCAACAATAGCGTTCCTGTCTAAATTTTCATACGGAGCGATAGTTCTAAGAACATCCCAAGATGTCTCATTTTTCTTTGATAAAACTGCGTACATAATATCTCCTTTTTCTTAATTATTAGTATATCATATTCTTTAGTTAGGGGTGCATATTTGGTATACACACCCCTTTCTAATTTTTAACAAGTACAATTTGAGCAAGAGCATAGCCAGCAATAGTTAGCGAAGCATCCTCCAACTCCAACTCCAACTCCAACACCTACTCCAACACCTACTCCAACGAAGAATGGTGGGAAGAATGGGAAGAATGGAAAGAACGGGAAGTAAGGTGGGAAGAATGGGAAGAATGGGAAGAATGGGAAGAATGGTGGGAAGAATGGAAAGAATGGAAAGAACGGGAAGAACGGTGGGAAGAATGGGAAGAACGGGAAGTAAGGGAAAAATGGTGGGAAGAATGGGAAGAATGGGAAGAATGGGAAGAATGGGAAAAACGGCGGGAAGAATGGAGGAGTGGTAACGCTATTAGATGGATTAGAATAGTCTCCAAACCCATTACCATTTTCTGCCCGTACCTGATAGGTCTGTGCAGTTGTTGCTTCTTGTGCTACTGAAGAAGATAAAGATGCTGATGTTCCAGTTTTAGCATCAGATGAAGTATATCTGTAAAGAGTAATTGGCTTTCCACCAGTTGCTGGTGCTGACCAAGTAATTGTATCGTTTTGTGACCCTGCTGTAACTGATGCAGTTACTGTTCCAACCTTGTTTGGTACTGATGTAACAGTAAGCGCATCAGTAGCAGTTGATGCTGCTGATGTTCCAGAAGCATTTGTTGCAGTTACAGTAAATGTATAAGATGCTGCAGACTTAAGTCCACCTATAACAATTGGGGATGATGCTCCTGCCTGAGTTACAGTAGTTCCAGTTGAACCATCTCCTCCTGCACCTGTTGCAACAAATGTTGCAGATACTGTGTAAGAAGTTGCTGGTGGAGAACCTGCTGGCAATTCAAAAGTAACTGATGCTGCTGCACTATTAAATGGTCTATTTGTACCAACGTCAGTTCTGCCAACATTGATTGGTGGCTTTGGCTCCAAGAAGTCATTTGCTGCTTGGGACTTTTTTCCTACTTTTTTATTTGCCATCTTTTAATTCCCCTTTTCTTATTACAATATTACTTTAGGTCTCCGAAGAGAACCCATGTGTTTGCTGCTCTCTTAAAGAGAGTTGCAGATGACCAAGTTGTACGAAGTGTTGATCCTGGAGTAGAGTTTAATGTTACTCCTGCGGATGCTGCAATTGCAACTGGTCCTGTACTTGTTTGAAGAACATCAATAGAAGTTCCGATTGGGAAGTTTAGTGTTGAATCTGCAGGAATTGTAACATTTACTGCTGAAGTACCACTATGTGCAACTTCGATTAAAGAGTCTCTTTCTGTAAGTGATGAAAGTGTGTACGCTGCTGTTTTTTGGATAATAGGAGTTCTCGAAGGAGTTCCTTCTTTTGTCTGTGTACCATCTGTAAACGCTACTCCTGCTGCTGCAACTGTTACTGTTCCAGTAAATGTTGGAGAAGCAATTGGGGCTTTTAGGTCAAGTGCTGTCTGTGTGGCAGTTGAAATTGGCTTGTTAGTATCTGTTGTATTATCAACATTACCAAGACCAACCATAGTTTTTGTTATACCAGATACTGTTCCAGTAAATGTTGGAGAATTAAGTCCTGCAATTGCAGAATAGGTTGTTCCATCATTTGTGAACTCCCAAGAATCAGTAGACTCATTCCAACGAAGTTGAACATCAGATGAGTCTCCACGCTTAATCTTTATTCCTGCATTCTCTGTTGGAGTACCAGTAGTAAAGTTGCTGTTTAGGTCGATAATGTTATCAGCCAATGAGATTGTTTCGCTGTTTACAGTTGTAGTTGTTCCGCTTACTGTTAGGTTTCCACCAACAACAAGGTTTCCATTTACTTCTGCATTATCATTAAGATAAACTTTTCCTGTACCGTTTCCAGATAGAGATAGGTCTGTATTTAGAGTATTGCTTGATACAGAATCAGCCTTTATTCCATTGCTAAATGCAATTCCGTTTCCATCATTGCTTGAGAAGTTGGCTCCTGCTTCAACAACTAAAGGTCCCTTTATGTTAACAGAACCAGCACCTGTTGGATCTAGTTCAATGTTACCACTTCCGCTTGTTCTTAATGCCAAGTTTTCATTAGCATCTGCAGTGATAACAACGTCACCTGCGTCAGTTTGAAGAACCTTTTGTCCGTTAACGTACAAGGATCCTGGACCAACATAAATATCTCTCCACATCTTTGTAGGAGAGCCCAAGTCAAATGTAATATCTGTTGCTGGTAGTACATGTCCTGTGGTGACAGTACCTGTAAATGTTGGTGAAGCAAGTGGTGACTTTAGGTCAAGCGCTGTTTGTGTAGCAGTTGAAACTGGCTTATTAGCGTCTGAAGTATTGTCAACATTTCCAAGACCTACTGAAGACTTTGTAAGTGCTGCTACTGCAGTTGAAATCTTTGTGTCTGCTGCTGTTCCTGCTGCTGTAATTGCGTCTGCTTCTGCTTGATCAGCATATGCTGTAGTTGCAATTGTTGCATCAATATCAAATCTTAACTCTGCTGCATTCCAATCAATTCCTGTTCCTGCAAGTGCTGATTGATCTACTGACGCTTCATCAAGTGCGTCTTCAAGATCTGAGACTGTCACAAGAAGTGAAGTATCTGCAATTCCGTGTACGCTTGTTGTTGCATCAGCGTGTAGTCCAAGTGCTGTAGAAGCCGCTGAATTTGCTGCTACAATATCTGCTGCTGTAGCAAGTTCTGCAGTATCTGCAATTCCATGTACGTTTGTTGTAAGATCATTGTGTGCTTCAATTGCGTCTGTTAGTGCTTCTGCAAGACCAGCATCTGTTACAAGAAGAGAAGTGTCTGCAATTCCGTGTACATTTTCTGTAGAACTGTTGTGATCACTTAGATTTGTTAGTGATGCTTTTAGTGCAAGAGTGTTTGTTAATTCTGAAGCAAAGTTTTCATTATTTCCTAGTGCTGCTGCTAACTCGTCTAATGTATCTAGCAGTCCTGGTGCGCCATTTACTAAATTGTTTACCTTTGTCTGAACAAATTCTGTTGTTGCAATTTGTGTTGTATTTGTTAGTGAAGATGCTGTTGGTGCTGTTGGAACACCAGTTAATGATGGTGATGCTAATGGTGCCTTAAGATCAAGGGCTTCTTGTGCTGCTGTTGATACTGGCTTATTAGCATCTGTTGTATTATCAACATTGCCAAGACCGACCATTGACTTTGTAACTCCGCCAACTGTTCCTGTAAATGTAGGATTGTTGATTGGAGCCTTTAGTGCAAGATTGTTTGCTGTTGTTGTAAAGAACGCTGGATCATCTCCAAGGGCTGCTGCTAACTCGTTTAATGTGTCCATAGTTCCTGGAGCACTATCAATAATTGCTGCTAGTTCTGCTGCGTTAGCAAAGTACTGTAGGGCAGACCATGTTGATGATCCGTTACCCATCTTAAACTTACTTGTATCAGTTTCAAAACCGATTTCACCTGCTGCTAGAATTGGGTTTGCAGCCGTCCATTGTGCTGCAGTACCTCTGCGCTGTTGCATTCTTGTTGCCATATTTTTATTTCTCCTTATGGGGGCTGCCCATTAACTTATCTTATTATAACCCCTGTTTTAATTGAAGTTATCTACTACACTACCGCCATCGAATACAACTGTCCACTCTGTTGTAGAGGGTCCACCTGCATCCAAACCTACACCCAATGGGCTGTTGAATGATCCACCTTCATAGAACTGAGATACTATGAAACCAGTTCCATCAATTGCGGTATCGTGAATGTGCTGTGGTAAGTTATTTGTATCATCGATAGTTGCTTGGGTATACCAAGTTCCATCGTAATAAAAATTAACTCTGTTTGTTAGAGTGTCTAACCACTGTGTTCCGTTAGTTGGTGAAGAAGGAGCAGTTGTGCCTACGGCCATTGAACGACTATCGACATACTCCTTAGTTGCTGCATGTGCATTAAGAGTTGGTGCTCCTACTGTTACTGCATCTCCGAATGTACCGCCGTTTGTAACGACTAATCCATTCTTGACTTTGAAGTCTTTTTCGACTGTTGCCATTTACTACTCCTTCTTCCAACTATTTTTTATTTTTTAGAACTTAGTCAAGTGTTGCCATCAATGTTGCTGCAACCATAACCTCTGAAGAGTTATTTGCTGTAGTTACATTTAGGTCATACTTTGATGTTGAAGCATTCCACTCAACTGTTACAGTTGCTAGTGGTTCTGCTGATGTGTAGATTGTGCCGTATTCGACAACTGCTACTCCATTTGCACCATCGACCGTTGCAAGAACTTCTGTAACATGTGAGTGACGAGTTCCTCCAACTGATGCTGTTACACGAACAAGGTACTTCATGCTTCCCTCGCTTGTGCTTGCTGAGTGACAGGTAGCCTTTGAAGCAGTTGCGACATCTGTCCAAGTTGCTTCTTCACGACGAACCCATGTGATGTCAATTGACTGTGGTTGAATATTTTCGCCACTGATTGCACTAAGGGCTCTTTCATCTGTAAAGTAAAGGTTTGTACCTTCTGCAAGATCAGTTGTTGTAGAATCTGCTACACCGTTTTCGGCGGTAATAACAAGACCTGTTGGATTGCTCCAAGTAATCTCAATATTATTCTTTGTAGCATTAGTCAAAAGATCAACTGCTGAAGTCTTTGCTGCGTAATCTGTAAAGTAAAGGTTTGAGCCTTCTGGAATATCAGATGTTGTAAGGTCATCAATACGATCATTAGTTGTATTGTTAAGACCAGTAGCAAAACCTTCTGCTGCTGTCTGTGCTGCTGAAGCAGAACCTGATGCATCATAGTTTACTGCTAAACCATCTGCATAAGTCTTTGCATCTGCTTCTGCTGTATCTGCATATAATTCATAAGCAGTTGTTATTGCAATCTCACGAAGATCTGTGTATGCCTTAGCATCGTCTTCTGCTGTGTTAGCATAACCCTGTGCTGCTGTATCAAGATTTGAAATCTCTGTATCAACATAGTTCTTGTTTGCTGCATCGCCTGAGTTTGTTGGTGCTGCAAGGCTTGTTACCTTACTTGTTCCACCAAAGTCAAGGTTGCCAGACATACTGTCGCCAGCCTTTGCTACCTTTTCACCAATTGATGCTGTAACTGTTCCAATAAAGTCTTCGTCATCACCAATTGCTTGTGCCAACTCGTTAAGAGTGTCAAGAAGTTCAGGTGCTGCACCAATTAGGTTTGATACTGCTGTATCAACATATGACTTTGTTGCTGCATCCTGGTTTGCTGAAGGATTCAAAAGACCTGAAACCTTATATCCACCAGCAGCAAGGTCGCTACCAAGTGTCTTATTAGAAAGTGTCTGTGTGTCTGTTGTTCCAACGATATTTCCAGTTACGCCATGAACACCAGTTGTTGCTTGTTCGTGTGTTGACAAATCTGATGCAACATCTCCTGCTACACCATCTGCGTATCCCTTAGTTGCAATTTCATTTTCTGCTGCAACTGTTCCAATGTATGAACCACCATCTGCTGTAAGAACAATGTCTGCATCTTCTGAGATTACATAAACACTAGCATTTGTTGCTACTGCCTTAAGATTAAGGTCTCCGTAGTTGGCCTGAACATTAAATACGTGGCTTCCAGCCTGTACTTCAATTTCTGCTTCATTATTAACTGTTACACCATCTGTAAAGTAAAGTGTATCAATTATTCTCTTATTTGAAATATCTTGTGTGTCAGTTGTTCCAACTACTGAACCAGTTACTCCGTGTACTCCTGAAGTTAGGTTCTCGTGATCTGTAAGATCTTGTGCTACATTTCCTGCTTCTGTTGCTGCAGTTCCTGCTGCATCGTATGCAGCGTTAGTTGCATCAAGTGCTCTTTGGTTTGTGAAATATAGTCTTGAACCTTCAGCAAGATCGTCTGTATCGTGGTTTGAAATATCTGATACTTGACCAGTTACATCACCTGTTACATTACCAGTAATATTTGCCGTAATTATGCCTGCAGCAAAGTTACCGTTAGCATCACGCTTTACAACTGTGTTTGGTGTGTTAGCAGATGTTGCTGTACCACCAATAAGACCAACGATGTAATCTTGGTCTGCTTGCTTCTTTGTAAGAATGTCTAAACCATTGATTGTACCTGTTGTACCTTCAACGACGAGACCACTCTTAATCTTAAAATCTTTATTTACTGTTGCCATTTTTTATATCTCCTTAGTTATGCCTTAAGTCCAATTCGTGCGTAACGAACTGTGACTGGCTTGATCGCATTATCTGGAGTGACTGTTAGGGCCACGGTATTTCCAGTGCGAGAGACATTAATGGTGCCAATATTCCCATCATTGTCGATTGTTCCGTATTCGCTGACACTTACATTTGTACCGTCAACGAGAATTGTTAGTTCGGTTGCATAGAACTTGTTGTCCCCTGCTGTGGTCTTTGATATTGAAACAATATACTTAACCATACGCCAAACTGTAGCATCAAAGTTATCAATAACAGTTACGTTCTCAATACCGTTGATTGTGTTTTCATTGTTACCTGCTGAGCCAAGGTCTGTTGCCTGTGCTGCGACGGTATCAATTAAATCTTCATAATTTTCTTGAGTAGGTCTATCACCTGTTTGAAATAGACTTTTAACTGATGGAATTGATATTTTAGCCATGTAGAGATTATATCATCCCTTTTAATAATACTATTAGAGAATATAGTTGCTATAGCCAATAACTTGCAGAGGAATTGCTGGGGTATTTCCCAAACCAATAGCCACAATTTGAATGGCTGTAAACTTAACTCTAAAAGGCAAAACCTCAGTTATAACTGTTTTTCTTGTAAAGTCTTCTATCTTAACTTCTGAATAATCTATTGGAAAGATTCGCTCTGTCTTATTTTGTAGGTCATCAAGAATTACTGATGTTGCCATTAATCTGTTACATCTTCAAGAATTCTCATGCTACCCTGAGCAACTGTCCAAACTCTTGTTGGGTCTGAGACTTGAATATCAAAGATGTCTCCTGTTTGTAAGACATTAGATTCTTCTGCTGTAAGCCAAACTGTAAACTCTCCAACAAGGTCGTCTTCATCTGCAACTGGATGTAAAGCCATTATTGTTGTAGCATCATCTGTAATTACTCCAGGAGTTGAAGTGGGTCTTTTAATCTTCATTGCAATATCCCATTCAGATTCAGGACCTTTTAAGATCAAAGGCTCTTTGGCATCGTCTGTTACATAAACCTTGAATCCAGATGTATCTCCACGAACTACAGTCCAAATAACTGTTGGTGGTGGATTACCTATATTATATAATGATTGAGATCCTCTTAAAGTTGCCATTTGTTTATTATATCACGACAAACCGTCTCTGAGTGCTCCCCAGGTACCGTTTCCTTTTGCCTCTACAATCACTATCCCATTAACATTGTCTGCAACAGCACAAATTCCAACTGCTGCTGATCCGCCTGACGGTCTAACATTTGTTAGTCCTCCAGATGTTCCTACATAAAGTGTTTGTCCTGCAGCAAAGCCTGAAGTGTTTAAGCCTTCCATAACCCCAGCAACTACAACTATTCCGTCTGAGTTGTTTGCTGTATTATTTTTTAGTAATCCCAATATTGGGGCAGTTGTTGATGGAAGGGCTTTTGCAATTGTAACCTTGCCATTTATTTTCCCGTTTGTTGCGTAAACTGGGACTCCTGCATTAATTGTTGCTCCGCTATTATTATTTATATCAATCTGAAAATATGACACACCATATGCTGGAAGAATTGCATCAAGGGATTCTGCTAATTTCTTAAAATCTCCATGCACATTTACAGGAGAGTTTTCAAGGGGATATTTAACTCCAGTGGCAGAAAAATCATATGTAGTCATAGTAAAATTATTATACACCCAGATTTGATGGCTTTGTCATCGTAGCCAACTGACTACAGAGTATCTTATTCCCTCTGTTACTGGAATGACTGAGTGGTTATATACATAGTTTGATGGAAATATTAAAAACTCGTTTGCTACTGGCTTGTAGGTTATGTCAAATCTTGGAAATGTAATTTCTCCACCAGAGTAGTTATCGTTTAAATAATAGACAGTAGAGATTCTTCTATGGTACTTATGGTTATCATCTATATGGTTAACTACCTTTTGTCCTGGACCATACTTTAAAATACCATAAGAATCGTGCCATTCTGTGCCTATATTATATTCTTTTTTGTAGTCTAACTCTAAATCTTTAAATCCCAACAAAAAAGTGTTTGATAGTTTTGCTTTAAATTCATAGTACTCATGCATGGTATTGTTAACAATATGATCTTGATACTCAATATACAAAGAATCGGTATCTCTTATAGTCTTTTCTGGAACATCTTGTCCGTTTATTATTGCCGTTGCTGGATACCAGGCATCAAAGTTTTTAGATACGCCCTTTTCAATTTCATCTATAAGAGACTCATGATCATCTATTACGTCTGAATATATTACAATTCCTGGTGCTAGTGTTCTTTTTTTCATTACCATTTTCCTAACGGGCAAGTTGCCTTTTCTAGTTTTGACTTTAAACTCATTATACACCCACATTTTTTGCACTGATTTGTTGTTTTAATAAATTCTGGACATACATGACAAATAGAAAGCCTTTGAATAGATATGCTCTCGTCTTGTACATATTGGTTTGGATCCAGTAAATGCCATGGCCTTGTTTCTCCTAAAGACGACTTCCACTCTTCCCACTTTGACATTAGTTTTAGGACCTACCTGTTTTAATTATGTTTGTTCCGTCCCAAACATCTCCAGGATTTGCTGTCTGTCCTTCTGGTATATTAATCACAGTTGTTTCACTTTCAAAAATTGCCTGAAGTAGGCTATCAAACTCTGTTCCTGTGTCTCCAAACTGCAAAAGTACAATAACGTCATTACATAGGTATGCATAGATACTTAATGGTGTGTCTTCTGTTATTTTTTCAAAAACCTCTCCAGCACCTGATTTTATTTTTCCAATTTCGCCACCTGAAAAATTTTTACCATCCCAAACAGCACCACTTTTGGCAAAGGATTTATATTCTGTTACATTTTTTCCAATTATTGGCATCCCGCTTTTAATTGCAGCCTGAAGTCTTTCTTCTCTTTCAATAAACGGAATAGTAGGAAGTGTCTTCCAAACATCCCAAGTATTTTGACTATTTTTTACTACAAGTGCATACATAGATTTCCCCTTATATTCTAATTTTATCACATCTAAGTCAGATTATGCTCAAATTTGACTTTTGGCTTAAAATTATGTTATACTTGGTAGTAACACCTACCAAGGTGTTATTGTTTTCTAAGGAGGAAACTATGATTAAATTTATCGAAAGAAACAAAGAGATCATTAGCACACTCAGTATCGTAGCACTAGTAACGGTTTTGTCAAACTCTGCTAATGCTATTTCAGATCTTGATACAAAGAACAATCTTAGCCTTGAACAGGCTCAGACATCAGACACAACCTCGAAAGAGGTTTTTTTGGTTTCTAAGGAAAAAATGTTGGAGAGTTTTGCAAACAAGACATCTCTTACTGACTTAGAACTAAAGAAAATGCTATCCCTGGTTGGATTTAAGGGCCAGAACCTTGTTGAGGCTTGGGCTGTAGCAAAGAAAGAGTCTAATGGTCGCCCATTGGCTTTTAACGGAAACGAAAGCACTGGAGACTCCTCATACGGAATATTCCAAATCAATATGATTGACTCTCTTGGTCCTGATCGTAGAGACAAGTTTGAGTTATCTGCAAATGCTGAACTTTTTAACCCAGTTTTAAATGCACAAATTGCACACCATATGACTGATGGTGGAGAAAACTGGACTGCCTGGAAAGGCATTACTCCAAGAACTAAGTTCTGGATGTCTAAATTCCCTAAGTAGATTAGTGCTGGGGCTTTTCTGTTTGACCCTTAATCCATAGATAGGTTTTTTCAATTCCTTCTTTTAAGGTCATAGAATAGTCCCAGCCTAATTCTTTTCTTACTAAATCATTCTGAGAGTTTCTTCCTCTAACCCCTAAAGGTCCTGGGATGTGCATCTTACTTAAAGTCTTTCCTTCAACGCTACAGGCAATATCAACTAACTGATTTATAGTAACCATTTCTTCAGACCCAATATTAACTGGTCCAGTAAAGTCTGACTTCATAAGCCTTCTTGTTGCCTCTATGCATTCGTCTATATATAGGAATGAACGGGTTTGTTCTCCATCCCCCCAAATTTCTATAAAGCCATCTGACTGTATAACTTTTCGACACATTGCTGCAGGAGCCTTTTCTTTTCCACCATCCCAAGTTCCTTCTGGTCCATAGATGTTGTGATATCTTGCAATTGCTACTGGGATCTTATTATTTCTATTAAATGCTAAAAACATTCTCTCACTAAATAGTTTTTCCCACCCATACTCGCTGTCAGGGTCTGCAGGGTATGCGTCAGACTCCTTAAGTCCAGGGTTATTTACATCTAACTGCTTATGGTCAGGATACATACAGGCAGAACTTGAATAAAAAATCTTTGTCTTGTTAATATCATATTTAGCATTTAATCTTGATTGTGCCCTAAGAAGATTAAGATTTATCAAAGCAGAGTTTTCCATAATTTGAGAATCATTATCTCCAGTAAAGATATATCCAGCACCACCCATGTCTGCTGCAAATTGATATATCTCATCAAAAGAAGTTATAACACGATATGGAACTTCATGATAAAAGTTTCCCTGATATCCTTTAAATTGAATTACTTTTTCAACATTTTCATATACAGATAAATCTCTTTCTATAAATTCATCTGCTTGTGTTTCAGAAAAGTCTGGATGTTTTAAATCAACACCACGAACCCAATATCCTTCTGACTTTAAACGCTTTACCATATGACTTCCAATAAAACCGCCTGCCCCTAATACAAGTGCTGTTTTCATCACAATTGTCTCCTTTTAATTAGTGTCTCTTTCTTTATAAAAAGAGCGTCCCCCCACATTGTACTTCCAATAATAACATACACTGGATAAAAGCCAAAAGGTGCTAAAAATTCTGACAGGTCGTTAATGCTGCAGTCATTCTTATAAAGACCACCTAGGGCAACCTCAAGCCATAAAGCATCTGCATCTTTGAAAGTCTCAATGCCACCAGACAAGACTTTTAGTTCAGCACCCTGGACATCCATTACAACTAGATCAAACTTTCCTAGAGATAATGAGTCCAAAGTTTTTGTTTTTATTTTTATAGGCTGAGAATCAAATTTAACATCTGGATGCTCTGTCAAATGTAATCCTGGCTCCAATAGGCTAGAACTCATCTTATCATTGCTCGATACCCAAAAATCTACCTCAACATCCTGAGTATCTGAAACTAAAGCCTCTATTGCTTTCCAGTTTGGTTCACAAACAAGATACTCTTCCAATCTTTTGTATACTGTTGGGTCTGCTTCAATAAAAATTCCACTAGTTATTCCGATATCTTTGTACATTGACAGTTCCTGACCAATATGTGCTCCAACATGAATAACACTTTTTGGTTTTAGCCCATGTATTCCTAAAACTTGCGCTATATTGTACATAGCCTTGACTCCTCCCACTCTCTCCACCATTGTTTTGTAAAACTATCTTTATTACTGTATCCATTCCAAGAGTATGGACCGCTCTGCAAATGCTCTTCTTCCCCGAATATTCTCCATTGTATATCTCTTTTTTGATTTAAACCTCTGTGAATATATCCAGTATATGTGCTTCCTGGGCTTCCGATAAACTCTTGGCTGTAGTGCATTACAAGGTTATTTAAGATTCCAAAAGAAACTTCTTCCTTAAACTTAAACTCTCTAAACTCTTTGTGAAAGTTGTTTAGTATGTATTCATCTAGCAATAGATAGTTGTAAGAAGAGTTTTTTATTAGTTCACTGTCTGGCTGGTCTGTGCACATTACAATTGGCAAACCATTATCTATTTTGCTTATTCCAGAATCTAAAATATTGCTATCTGGATCAAACATTCCCTTGTGATCTGTTAATCTAAAATGTGAGCCATTAAAAACTCCAATAGAGTTTGCTATTTTTTCTGCTAACTGATAATATTCTGGCTTAAATCGTACAGAGGATAGACTCTTATCTAAATCTTTATCACGATCAAAAAAGAATCTGCTGTAATATCCTAATGTTTTTTTTAAATGAATGTTTTCATAATTATCTAAAAATAGTCTTTTCCTACCTTCTGCAAAATCATGCTCTTCATCTTTATATGTATCTGATGGTGCAGAATAGTGCAACATTAAATTTTCAATTCTTAAATCTTCATGCGTAAAAGTTTCTACTGTGTCGTTTATAAAAATATTACACTCTTTATTTTCCCAATCTATCAAATCTGTAATATTAGGGAAAATATTAGAATCAATCAAATGGCTTCTTTCGTTAAATTTATAATTTGCAGAATATATTGGAACTCTAGCACCGTTATAGTCTCCATTTGGAGGGTTACTTATATTATGAAATACCAACTGTTTTTTATATCTACTAGATAAACCAACTGCAATCTCTATACTTGTTATCTGATTAAACAAACCGCATGGTTGATAAAGTTGATAAAATATACTTCCCATTATTACATACTCGCTGTTGGCTCATCTTTTTTGGCACGGATTCCAGTGTATAGATATTTAGGGCCTTCTGTAAAAAACCAATGGTCTGGTTCTGTATAAAAAAAGAATGCATTAGCAACCAAATTTGTTTCTGGGTTTGGAAACTCTTCTCTCCAGTGTTCTTGATCATTACCATAAGACATTACTGCATCATTTTCTTCTGGTTGAAATTTTTCACCTTCAACATAAAAATCCCATGGAGTCTTGTGAAATATTGTATAGTTTATATGATATGTACAAGCATTATCATCTTTATGCTTCCACAGTCTTGCTTTATCTCCTTCATAAATGCTTATAAGACACCAAGACGGCAAAAGCGTTTCTGACTCAAACTCTTCTCTTGCTAATGGTAATAGCATTTCATGAAATCTTCTTAGTGGTTCTGTATTTTCTTTATGAGTTCCGTCCCAAATAGCCCATTGATGTCTTCCAAAACTTTCGTCAAAAGTAGTTTTATCGGTTGCCCACAAATTCATTGCTAAATTTTGCAATGCTTTATGTTCTTGTTCTGGCAAAACATTTTTTAATAAATATGGTTTTTTCATTTTACCACTTACCAATTGGACATGCTGCTAATTCTAATTTTGTTTTTAATTGCATTTGACAACCACATTTTTTACATTGTTTTGTTAATTTTATTAGTTCTGGACAAGATTTACAAATTTCATATCTTTGTAAAGCCTTTGCTTCATCAGCCCATTCTGTATTTGGATTAATTAAATCCATTGGGCTTACATTAGATGCTTTATTATTTTCAATTATTTCTTTTATTTTATCTATTCTGCTTGTCATGTTTTAATTATACACTATATCAAAAACCTAAACTACTGGCCACCCTCAATTGTAAAATATGGGAAATATGGAGCAAGTGGATCATATACTGGTGTTGGTGCAGTTGGCGCGGTTGGCGTAACAGGTGCTACTGGAGCAAAATATGGGAAGTATGGGAAGAACGGGAAGAACGGTGGGAAGAATGGAAAGAACGGGAAGTAAGGGAAGAATGGTGGGAAGAATGGGAAAAACGGTGGTGCTGTTGGAGCAACAGGTGCTACGGGAGTTGGTGTTGGAGAGTCAATGCACTGTCCTCCAGACCAAGTATAGTTACATGCTGCACACTGTGTCTGGTTTAAAGAACCAGCATTAGAACAATCAAGTGCTACTGGGGCAACTGGTGCTACGGGAGTTGGCGTAGGTGCTACGGGGGTTGGTGTTGGAGCAACTGGAGTTGGAGTTGGTGCTACGGGAGTTGGAGTTGGTGCTACGGGAGTTGGCGTAGGTGCTACGGGGGTTGGTGTTGGAGCAACTGGAGTTGGAGTTGGTGCAACAGGTGTTGGTGTTGGGGTGTCGCCTCCCCCTCCGCTAAAAGGGCTTGGCGAGTCTATGCATTGACCACCTGACCAGGTGTAGTTACATTCTGCACATTGTGTTTCGTTTAGTGAACCAGCATTAGAACAATCAAGTGCTACAGGGGCGACAGGGGCGACAGGTGTTGGAGCGGTAGGTGTAACGGGAGCAACAGGTGTTGTTGGTGTAACAGGTGCTACGGGAGTAGGTGTAGGTGTAGGTGCTACTGGTGCTGGAGAGTCAATACATTGGCCTCCAGACCAGGTGTAGTTACATTCTGCACATTGTGTTTCGTTTAGTGAACCAGCATTAGAACAATCAAGTGCTACAGGTGCAACTGGTGCAACTGGTGCTACGGGAGTTGGAGTTGGTGCTACTGGTGAAGGATTATCGTAACACTGTCCTCCAGACCATGTGTAGTTACATGCTGCACATTGTGTCTGGTTTAAAGAACCAGCATTAGAACAATCAAGTGCTACTGGGGCAACTGGTGCAACAGGTGTTGGTTCGGTAGGTGTAACGGGAGCAACAGGTGTTGGTTCGGTAGGTGTAACGGGAGCAACAGGTGTTGGTTCGGTAGGTGTAACGGGAGCAACAGGTGTTGGTGTGGTAGGTGTTGGTGTAGGTTCTACTGGTGTTGGTGTTGGCGCAGTTGGTGTTACTGGAGCAGTTGGTGTAGGAATTGGTGCTACTGGAGTTGGAGCAACTGGAGTAGGTGTAGGAGCAACAGGTGTTGGTGCTACGGGAGTTGGAGTTGGAGCAATTGGTGTAGGAGTAGAGGCTCCTTCATATATATCGCCATAAGCAATCCAAGAATTTTCTGCAATTTTTATAAGTGTAACTTGTCCGTATTGTGTATCAATAAAAAGTTGTGCATTTTTGCTATTAATAGTTACACCTGATCCTGGAACAAACGTTGTTATTCCTGATCCTATTTCAATTAAATGATACTTATATCCAACTGGAATTGCTACTGCAGAATTTGTGGGAATAGTCAAATTCATTGTAGACGAAGTATTAAGAAGAATGGTTTTGCTAACATCACCTAACTCCAAGGTAAAACCAGATGTTTTTGTTATAACAGTGTTAGTATTTGCAATTCTTGGCTCTACATCAAACCTTGTGTCTACAGAATTCCAACCAAGCCCTGTTCCAGCAAGATCGGGATATCCTCCAGTTGATGTTTCTATTGCGTTTGTAACATATGCTGTTGTTGCTAAAAGTGATGTATCGTCTATCCCGTGAACATTTTGTGTTAGGGCAGCGTGTGTAGAATCTGCATTGGCTAAACTTTTAAGGTGTCCTGCTACTGATTTTGTATTTATACCGTTTGGTGTTCCAAGATTGTTGTCTGTTGGGATTATTGTTGATCCATAGTGATAAAGTCTTAAGGCTTCCTGAATATCTGCTGCATCTTCATAACCAGGTATCTTGGTTGGGTATAACCCAGAGCCATTTTCTGTATCATCAATAAATTCAGCAGCCATCACATATCACCATCTTAGATTATACCACCGTAATTAGGAAATGAACATATGCTGTTTCGTTTAGTCCAGTCCACTCCCCTCCAGAAAACTCAACGGCACGGATATTAATTGGAAGTATTACATCCCCAGTACCAGCCTGAATTGTTATTGGATTTATAGATATTGAGTGTGCTATAGGATTTTCGGGGTGAGAGAAGGTGCATTGAATATTAAAATTTTGCTCTGTTAAACCACTAACAAGACTCATAGGAACAATATTAGAAACCTTAAAATCTACAGTATCAGTAGCCTCTCCATTTGTAAAGGAAACCTGTCTAATTACACTAAACTTGTCTGTCATCAACTTAGAAGTTTGAACCCAAGTATTAACTCCACCCTGGTTTACATATTGATACATAACAAGATAGTCTTCATCTGTTGCTTGTACGTTGATATATAGATCAAGTAGTTGTAATGTAACAGAATGTGATATTGTATTTGGATCTCCATATCCTACAAGAAAAAGATTTCCCCTATCTCCTTGTGGACCAAAATCTACATTTACTTGAACATCAGTTGTGCCACCAATTACCTTAACATCATCAGGTGATACAAATATGTTTGTCATACTGCCGTCCACTTAGGATAAAGTTTTACGTCTGCACTAATATTTAGAATTGTAGATCCTACTGCGTAATTAACTCCAAGTCCATCTGCTGCTGTGTTCCAGCCAGAAAATGTAAAACCTTCTCTTACAAGAGTTCCATTATTTGCAACAACTGGATCTTGATTTGTAACGTACTTATTTTGATCGGTTGGAACTGCTCCTCCAGTTGCATTAGTATTATGATATATAACACGATATGTAGGAATTGCTCTACTTGGATTTCCAATATCTTGAGTTATGTCATCTGTTACTGAAATTGATCCAGTTAAAAGTGTAATAACTTTATCATATGTTCCTGATCCTTGAGAATAAATTTGAACATCATAAACATATGTAGTGGACGAGTTCATTATCGCTCCATTATCAGGAGTAATGGCACAGGTAATATAAGTTCCGCTGCCATCAATTGAGGCATGGCCAAAAATCCTTGTTACTGGGTCTTCTCCACGCTCTGTGGCAATTGTGAATGTGGCATTGCTGTAATCGTTTAATTGAAAAATAGATCCATCAGTCTTTTGAGGGTAGATTTTAAACTCATAGGTGTCACCCTTATAGTAATTTATATTAAGTTCTCCTGGAAATGCCATGATTTTATTATACCACGCTGACGTATATAGAATTAAGAATTACAGATGCATCAAAGTCTGTTCTAATCTGCGGAACTGCCCCATTACCCCACATAGCCTTGTCCTCAATAAATATATTTTGTGTAACTGAAAGGTTGTAGACATTCTGGTACTTTAACGAACCTACAAACTGGACAAACTCCTGATCCTTGCTTGCAAAGTATGTCCTTAGCCAAACCTCAGTGTTGGCTGTATAGGTAGTTAGTTCAAAGTTATATGTTACGAATATTTGAGATCCTTCTTTTATACCGTGGAAGTTTAGGGCTCTTTGATGACTATTCCAAAGACTGGTACATCCTTTAGGAAGGTATAACTCGTTTTGTGATTTGTCCTTTGTGTCTAACAAAAGTGTTACCCAGCCATCATTTCCTTGAGAAATACCAAGTTTTGTTGGTTTTGTAATTGTGTTTATGTAAGATGCCCATCCTGCTTGTTGTCCTGAAGATGATAAAGAACTTAACCCGTCTTTTCCTGCTACTCCTTTATCACCTTTTGGACCTGGCTTTCCTTCTGGTCCTTGAGGTCCTTCTTTTCCATCTTTTCCATCTCTACCTGATGGTCCCTGTGGTCCGACTGGGCCAGGGACTGGAAGAAATGAAAGAGAATTGTCTATAGAAGGAGATGCTTGACTTTGCTCTACTTGTGCAGCATAAGAAGATTTTTTCGCACCTGGAAAGTCCATAGATTTAGAAGTAGCCATACAAATATTATCTCATGATTATTTGTTTACTTTAAATATTTTATTCTTAATTTTAATTACTGGCGGTAAATCAGGTCTTGGAGTTGTAACTTTTACTACTGCCATTATAGGCTACCCGTAATATCTCCTATTACAGAGATAGTTCCAATCAAAGGTGTCCAAACTGTGTCTTCATCAATAGTAACCTGAAGATCAAATGTTAACTCTGTTACAACTGATTTAAATCCAGTACCCCAGAATTGAGTCAGAGATGCTGGAGCCATAATATCTACATATCCTTCTCCTGCTGTAACTTCCAAGGCATCAAGAACATCAGACTGAGGATCATAAGAAGTGGCTTCAAATGTCCAATCAGAGGTATCAAAATATGTTGTTTCGTCGTCTTCTAAAAATTCAACTCTAAGCGGAGAGGTATCTCCTCTAACTATATTCCATTTGATTCGAGCAGGATCTGCTCCAAATATCTCAGGTGAACAAAGACTCATATTGAGATTATACCATAAAAAAAGACTAGTACTCAGGCTGGTGGGTATGAGAGACAAACCAGAGTACTAGTCAGATTAAAGTATATCATATCAGTACAATTCGGACAGTGATATTTAA